CGTCACTCCTGATAAGTACGCAACTACTAAACTGTTTAGTAGGAGTCCCAAGACCAGCGAGCACAGGAGTAGCAAGAGTAAACAAGCCGTCACTAGCTGCTGTGTAATATTCTTTGATGTAGCGCATTCTCGATGCATTCTGTTCTTCTCGGTGAAATACAGTAGCGGCCGCGACCATGTATCTAATTTGTGGAGTTTCATAAGTTTCCTTTGTGGCACGATTCTTGACCAAATATTTTTCAATCAACTGCTCGATGGCAGCATACCCATATTCTTCATCTTTAGAATGATCCAGCATGTCATTCATCTTGTTCCAATCTTCTTCGTTGTACCAAGTCAATAATTCAGCTGTGTACAAACCAGTGGCCACATTGGTTTTTACAATCTCGTAGAGGTGGGGAGGCTCGTAGGAGCCATAAACATCCTTACGCAACATACTTAAACGTTGCTTGCCTGCTACATATTGATAGTTAACATGTCCAACATCTGGATTTGATTCTACATCAATCAAATCCACAATAGCTCTCAGCGTGATGCCATCTATTTCTTGTGTGGTGATTCCATCGTAAAAATGTGGCTGGGCTTTGATTTCAATCATGCTCTGACTGACATCGGCTATTCCTCTACATACTTTTGCAATCTGTGTCTGCCATTTTTCCAGTGTCAACTGTTCTCTTTGCCCATTGCGTTTAATCACCGTTATTGTCATTGTTTTCTCTACGTTATTCTTTGCGATCTGATATTTATTTGTTACTGTTATTTGTCCAGATGATGCTGGTTTCAACTCCGCTTAATTCAACAGTTGACAAAACACACCCATATTCCAGGTTTAAAACGTGATTGTCTACTACCAAAAAATATTTACTGTACCTACTGGCTTCCATTGTAGACATATGTATCTCAAATCGACTTGCTATAAACCGCTGTGTTAACTTTAAAGTATACAGCATTCCAAGAACAATAGCAAGCTCATCTAGTTTAGAATTTAAAACTAGATGCCAAGGATCCGGCCACTTGTCCGGAGTAAGGGGGTTGAGATAATGACTAACAAATGGTGCTCGACTCCAAAGATGTGCAACATCCTCTAGTGGAGTTTGGCTAGTTTCTATGCTATCACGAAATTGTTTCCATTTTATTAATCTATCATTGTTGTATAGATCAAACACCGTAGGTAATATTATATTCGATTGAACCAATAGCACCAGAAATTAATGGGTTTTGATATTTAAGAAGTAGGGTGTCATTATTTGGTCCAGCTGAATCATCATAGTTGCTGTTGTTTTTTAGTTCTGCAAAAAATTCGAATCCTGTCATAACAATTCCTCCTCCCGAATAGGTATATGTATCTGAAATTTCTATGTCAGTGTTAAATGTGTTAATCACTATGACAACTTGTCCGGTCCTTACGTGCTGACCTAATCTCAAAGTGTAATCAACATAAATGTAGTTGTTGTATGCACTGAACACAGCCAATGGTCTTGGTGCATCACTGAGATATAGTTCGCTGTAGTTTCTATCCACTAGGCTGGCTGAGCTAGCATTTTCAAATTCCACTCTAGTATCTGCAGTAGTCACACTGACAATTCCAGATTCTTGATGTCGATTGCTGGAACAGTTTACCAATGTGTTGCCGAAGGATTCACCAAATGACACTATACTAGTATATGGTGAAGACGCACTGTTGGTGTTGTTGCCACAGTTGGTGAATCTAGATCTTTGAAACTGTGTTCCTCTTCCTTGAGTACTAATGAATGCTTGATTGGCCACTTCTTCAAAGTGACAGTCGTCAATGTGCCAAAGATTTCCCTGACCAACAACACCGCCAATATATATTCCTGTATCACAGACAAAAAATTCACAGTGTTCAAAATCCACTACTGAATCAAATGACACAGTCTGTTGGCATTCCACTGCCAATGGTGTTGAATGCCATTTGCAATCTTCAAACACCAGTTTGTTGACTCTGGTGCCAAACAAGTTATTTTCCCAAAATACTGATGCAGTTACATTGGCAGACCCATCTGTGAATTCTGCCAGCACTGGAGTAATAGTGCTGGTACTGCCGCTGCCCGAAGACAAGCTGGTCACTGTGAAATTAGATTGCACTGTTGCGGCCAATGTTGCATCTGACTTGGAACTAATTTTAATACTACCGCCTACCACAACAGCTTCAAAGTTTGCACTAAATGTGGCATCAGCATTTAATGTTCCTACTGCTATGCCTAGGGTGTTGGCAAAAGTACTGGTAAAGGCAGTGTTGATAGTTGAACTCACTCCGCTGCCCGATACTATGACGTTACCACCTATACTCATTGTGGGTATGTTGTACAAACAACTGGCATTTTCCGGCACAAACACAGCATCACCTAACACATATCCAGATTGCCATTTAACACTTTTGAATTTACATTCCTGTGAACCGGTTATGACTGTTTGACCATCGTTATGATTAATGGTTAAATTTTCTATCACAATGCCTTGCGGTCTACCGGAGATGTCTTGGAAGATAATATTGTTATCTCCTATTTCTAGAACTGTTTCTTGTGAATTTTCTCCCTTGATCAACACATTGCTAGGTATAATTAGATCATCAAGAAAAAGATACACACCATTTGGCACAGCCAATATTTTTTTAAATTTATCGTTGGAATTTTTAAACAGTTCATCAATGGCCGTGGTAAATGCTAGAGTGCTGTCAGTTGATCCGTCTGGTATTGCACCAAAATCTACCACACTGACCTGTATCTCATCTATTTTAGACTGCAATCCACGAGCAATACTGAGAGTAATTGAATTATCATCGGCAGCAAATCTATAGCTGGCGGCCAATTCTAAAATATTATCGTGTTCAGTAAGGACTTTGGTGTTGCCCACTGCCGGGGCACCTTCAGCAACACTGCCGTTGCCTATGAATAGTTCTTGACTGTCAACAGCCCAGGCAAATTCTGCTGAACTCAGTTGTGGAACACCTATGCCTGAATTTTTTTGGCCTCTTCTGACCTGGATTTTCGAGATTTGAATTACAGCCACTTTGATATCCTCTATGCGTTATAGAGTATTTATCTACCTAGCTTGTAGTATTCCTCTACCTTTGTGAGCCAGGCATCCTGCCACTTGTTGAAGTCTGTAGGTTCTAGTGTGAACTGCTGATATTGAAAGTCTCGTGAACACATAAAGATAACACCTTTCTTGATGTCTGTGCCATAGACTTCATTATGTGCTAATATATAGGCCATCAGCTGTAGGTAGTAATCTTCTACCCATTCCGCTTTCTTGGGCTTGTTGGTCTGTTTGTAATCGCATACTGCGGGCTCTCCATCGTGTACTGCAACTAGATCAGTTGTACCTGAAAACAATCCCGGATAGTATAGACTCTGTTCCATAGCCCATACTTCGGATACTTTTGATAATCCATTTTCAATAATAACATCAGCCATTTTGTTAGCCTGTACGTGAACAGGATTGTTACCAGGCTGTCGTTGTATACCAGCAATGAATCTTTCTAGATTGCTGTGCATGGCTGTGCCTACGCCTGCAGCTTCAGTGGTAATCTGTTGTGCTTTTTCAACTCCTACTCGTTTCTTCCATTCGTTCAAATGAGTCATGTCTTTGGTGGCACTCAATATAGTAGTCACTGAGGGTAGACTTTCGCCGTCGGGAGTTTGGTAAACACGTTTACGTGTTACGGGGTCGTTGATTTGAACACAATTTTTATATTGGAAACGTTCAACAAAGGGTGGTGGGTTGATAATCATATACTGTATATATTACAGTAAAGATATTATGTTGTCAAGCCTGGGTGGCTAATTGTTGTGGGGCAGCACTGGCTGCAATTTTATCTACTTCCGCTTGACTGTCTTTGGTGCCGTCTGGTTTTTGTTTTTCGCTGCCGGCGCCTGGCACTTTGAGCTCAATGCCGTCATCATTGAAATTTGAAATCATTGCCTGTACTGCCGGACTTGAATCGTACATGGCTTTGAAAGTTTCATAATCAGCGGTAAGCTCAAATCCGTTGATTGCTAAAACTTTGTTGAGTCCGTTCCAATTTAATTTCGAAGGGGCTTTTTGACTGGCAGCACGACCTATATAGTTTCTAAGAACCATTATGAATCGATCAATTTCTATTCCGGAGTTTCCGCCAAATTCAAAAAATCTCATTTTAGTGTGCTCAATTCTTTAGTAAGTTCTTGAATCTGCTTTTGCATTTCTTTAATCTGCTCTTGAATGGCTTTCTTTCGTTCGGCCATCTGTTTGACCTGAGCTGCCTGCTGTTTGGCCATTGCTTGAGGATCCATTGCTGGGGCCGGTGGCTGACCGGCAGCTGGAGGTTTTGATCCTGCAGCACCAGCTGCAAATGTTCCCAACGGAGACGGTTTAGCACCCGGAGCCGCTGCACCAGGCATAGGAGGTGTTAACTCTCTTAGTCGTAACCCACTGGTGAATTCTTCGAGTTTCATCCTGCTAATGCTCTCATCAAACGATTCTGATGGTTGATACTTTCGCGCATCTCACGACCTGCTTCTTCTGCACCACCTGCAGCTGGCTCAGCAGCGGCAAATTCGTCTCCACCTAATTCAGCATCTGCGTTCATGGCATCGGGTTCAGCAGCCATGTCAGCTGCCGGCTCGCCGCCTAACATATTGACAGGCTGTTCTTCACCTGTTAGTGTACGTACTCCAGTGGCCAATGCTTCACGTGTGGTCTTGAGATTTTCCAAGGCTGATTGAATTGCCGGAGCCACTGCTTCAATAAATCCCTTTGCCTGTTCTTGTCCCATTTCGTCACGGATGCTATCACCTAACTGCAATAGAGTATCATTCTCCATACCGCTTAGTTCTTCAATCCAACGGCCCACTCTGTCAACCATGGTCTTTGCTGTGACGATCGCACTTGCTTGCTGGATCTCACCTTCTCTTAAATTATTCATACTTTCTCCTGTTTGTTCTATGCTTTCATTCTCTTTTTTGTAAATCTTATTGTCAGCTTTTTCACTGCCTCTCATACGATTCATAACTTTCTTTGCACTCTTGTCTGTGGTCATATAGTCGCCGGAAGTCATTGTGTTTACAATGTCTTTGCCTGCTTTGTCTTGATAAGATTTTAGAGTGTTTGTACTTAATTCTGTTTGAATGTTTTCGCTTCCAACCATATCTTTGAACTGATCTTCTAGATCTTCTAGGTAGTCGGCCATGTCAATTTCGCCACCGTCTTGATCACTATAGGCATAATATACTTCTTCCACAGCAGATTCAACATCACCTTGATTGAGAGCTGCTAGTACTTTATTATAATCAGGATCACCGTAGCCACCACGTTCGTTCATGTTTTCATCAAAGTTTTTGAGGATCATCATCAATGCTTGTTTGTCGATGTCTGCACCTTCTTGTACTGTGTTGTCTACAATAGGTTCATCACGCTCTGATAATTCAGCTACTATGGCATCGTGCATGAACTGTGCCTGTGACAGTGCATCATTTTCCACAGTTTCATTGAAGCCAGAACTGCTACGTGCTGTGTAGATCTGTGTGCGCAGTTTGTTTCTAGCATCTTCCAGCTGTTCAACATTGAATGTTTCTAGATTCAGTTTGCGACCAAAAGTCTTAAACATACTTTCGTTCAGTCTTTTACTGGTTCTATTAATTTTGAAGAGATCTGTGGTTTTCATATTGGTTGATCCATAGTGATGTATTATTTATTCAGAAATAAGTCAAAGCGGTTACAGTTTCTTTGGCAGCTAGAGTTTTATCTCTGCTTTCGCAGTACCTTGCCCAAAGAGTATCCGCTTTTTCATAGTTTTTAGTTATGACAGCTTTTTGATACTGTGTTCTTAGAATCTGACTATCTGTGAACCATTTGCCGTACTCTTGGTCTAATCTGTAAATTTTATCTACGGTTGCAGAATTGGTATTTTTTGTCACTAGATTGGCCATTCTGATTGCTGTGGCATTGAGATTAATGTTGCTGTAGATAAGACTGTTGTGCCTATAAAGATGTTTTGTAGTTTCTTCACTGACGATTAACACATCACCTACAAGAATACCTTCAGCAACCTTCAGTGGCAGAATGTGGTTGTCAGCTATGAGTTTATGCTGTGCGTTAGCTACTAAGTGCTCTAACCGCCGCTGTATGTTTGTCATAAAAAAAGGACCTATGGCCCTTATTTAAGTGGGTGATTGATATTAGCTAAACATCTTGGCAACTAGATCCATATGCCCTGATACCCAGCCTAATACCGCTACGCCACCAGCAGTCATATAGATCCATTTTTGTCTAAATTTTTCTAATTCTGTAATTTTACTGGCCAATTGACTATGTTGTTCACAGCTTGCACCATACATGTCTTCTAGTTTGGCCATGACACTTTCTCTAGTTTTATCTAGACAGTCGTGCATGTCTTTAACATCAACCTTGATCTCATCTAATTTTTCGTCTAGGTTCGCTACCTTGGTTTCTACTACACCAAGTCGTTCTACGGTTGTGGCCATGTAGGCTGTTTCCTTTTATGTTAAGTCAAGTGCTCGCTCCGAGCCATGTGCCTAAGTGTTCCGAAATGCCTAATTGTTTTGCCTGTTAAATTATATTTATCCCGCTTGTGAGATTTCGTATATCCAAATATTTGCACGATCACCTTTGGTTTGAAATATTGAAGGTGTAATATCTACTGAATTATTTAACTGATTTATCACAGGAACACCTTCAAGGTCATCCAACAGCAGACCCACTGGATCGTCACCAAGTCGAAAAACAAAATCTCTTTCAACTGAAAATTCCCAAATCCAATGAGTGGCAGCACCTTCTATAGCATCGGGTAGTCTACCTGTGTGGCATTCTGGGTCTCGATCCCATTCCACATTTGACCTAATGCCAATGGCCTGTATGAGGCTGTTAAAATTGGCCTGTTGCCCCAATTTCAATTGATCTGTTTCTGATCTAGATGGAAGAGAACGTGTGATATCAACCACACTGACAAGTTTGAACAGTTGCATAATTATATGCTACTATTTAACTCTATAAAATTACAGTCGTAAAAAAGCCCGGCGAACCGGGCTTAGTCTTCCCATCCCTGAGAATTTAAAATTACATACCTTCTAGGTTTGTCGGAACAGTTACTGTAATTGTGTTGGAATCAGACAATGTAGCAACACCGCTGCCGGCTGTATTAGTAAATGCAGCGCCTGTGTTTAAAACTTGAGCAATTAGTCTAGCAACAGAGTCAATGTCGGTGCTATGACGATCTGCTACCATAAAAATTTCAAGACCGTCGCTTTTGAATTGAAACAAACGAGCTATAGAACCTAGTGCATCGGAAATCTTTGCTGCGGCTGCGTCTGAAGCCGCAACTGCTAGTCCTGATCCATTTAGAACTACTTTGTAGAATGTTAATTCGGATGTGTATTGAATTGTACCGCGAGCTACTGCTGTTGGATTTGTTCTTGTGAATGCTGCCATGATATGTTCTCCTTAAATCAATAGTCCCGCTCCGGGACTGGCATTGTATAAGAATCACCTCGATTCCTATGCAAGTATTTATATTGGATTGAAGAAATCAGGGGTTTTGAACTATTAATCGGCTCGAAATGGAGTCCAGCGATCACGTGGTACCAACTTACTTCCCCCTGCAACATAGCCTTCACCACCAGGCTTGCCGCCTGTGCTTTGCTCTATGTCACCACCCGATGCATCAAGTTCACGAATTACTTCATCTTTGGCCGCCATGATCTCACGCACCAGTTCAAACATCACATCCATAACTCCGGGATGCTGTTCACTGTGTGCTGCAATTTTAGCAGCTTTTGCAGGAGTCTTTTGTTCAAAGGCCATAAATGCCTCTGTGTTGATATTGTCCAGTTGTTTTGTTTTCGATTGATTATTAACAAAAGTGTAAATTTCACTCTGTAGATAGCCCATACCGGCAACAGGTGCCAACAATTTATCAATGGCCTGTTGATTTTTAGCCAGTGCTTCGATCTTAGCAAGATTGTCTGCACCCACTGCTGGTCTATAACTAACACTGGTCAGTCCAAATACTTTTAATTCTGGATTGCCACTGAATTGATCAGGATTGTCAAAGTCCTCACCTGTCTTGTCTCCAAAGTAACCAAACACCTTGTGTGCCGCCACTGCTACCTTGGCTTTAGCCAGGGCTCGACCAATTTCACTAGTTCCGGCAACAGAGTAAGTGGTTTGATTAGGAGTAAATGTAATTTTGCCGTCAGCGCCGGTATATGGTTTGCCTGGATGGAATAGGATATCTCCGTAGACATAACCACGGAATTCTGCAGGAGTTGCACGTTCAAATATGGGCCATAGTGCTGCCATATCCCCGGCAAATTTCTCACGCCAGTCTTCTCCCTTGCCACGACTCATGATAAACTGTTTGAGTTCTTCTGGACTGGAACTTTTGCCTTCTTCACGACCCCAGTTGTTTTTGCCTACCAGTCGGAAGGAGCCATCATCTTCACGTCCCCAGTACACTGTGGGATTGCCGTCCCACTTGATTGTGATACTGGTTTCAGGACTGGCTAGGTCTTTAAGTATCTTGATGGCTTTGTTTGCGCCATTGGCTTCTGTGAATACGAGATCTTCTAGGTGGTTGAACTCACGCCCTACTTTCTTGGCGGGAGGTGCTGCTTCAGCTTCATAGATACTTTCGTTTTTCTTGCGGCCGGCACAATGTGCTTTTTGGCTAAATCCTTTGGGGCTGGCACAGTTGATAGAGCTTTTGTATTTCTTGCTCCACGTTTCATCAAGGAATTCAAATGCTCTCATTTAACTCGTTCCATCATTTTGCGGAACCAAGAGGGTGTTCCTGTTTGAGCACTTTCAAACGAAATAACATTTTCCGGCAGACTAATACCCTGTTTGCCCAGTGTTTCTCTTGCACCTGCAACTAGTTCTTCGTAGTTAGGCAGTTTTTTAATGTAGTTGAGGATTGCGTCAACTGATTTGATATCTTTGACTGTGGCACTTTGTCCCAGCAAAACTTTAGCAATTTGATTCCAGTCGTTGCCGTTGGGCAGCAGTTCGTCTGTGGTAGCATTTAGTATTCCGTGCTTGGGGCTGTATTTGATGCCTCGAGCACGAGCAATTGAGCTTAATAGAATATGACGATGCTCACCTCTATACTCACCTTGCCCACCAATCATGCTACCTTGTTGAAATTTAGGGTTAGCGGAAAACATAAAATCTGCCTGCACAAATCCATTGTCTGGACTGCCCTTGATAGGCACCTTCCAGTGTACATTGTCTCCGCTAAGTTTGATGTTTTCTTTGCCAAATTGTGCAATCAGTTTTTCAGCAAATGATTTCTTATCTACTTCGTTGGCATCCACTGACAGGTCCAAGTCGCCACTGCTGTTCTTTTCAAAGGTACCGTCTGGATCTTCTTTACGGCCAGTGGTACCTAGCCATTTTACAGGCTTCTTGTCATCAAGATGCTTTTCTTTGGTAAAGTCTAGGCCTGTGATTTTTTCAATGTAGAGAATGGTTTCCTCTACATCAGCTGTGGCAATACGCTGTGTTAATGGTTGCTTTTCCGGGCCTTTGAACACGTTGCCGCCTTCTGACAGTTTACTGATCATTGCTTTCGTCCAATTTTTTCTTGAGTTTACGTGCTTCTGCTATTCTGCGAACACCACGTGTAAATTTTGCAGGGTCTTGCCCTTTGATTGCATTAACAAATCTGCGTTCAAGTTCGTCTGCCGAAGCGGAATCATAATTTTTATGAATACTTTCCAAGAGATTGATAGCAGAATTAATGATGTTGGTAGCACGACTTTCTATCAACGAATCAGTGCTGCGCACATCGGCAATAGAATTTAGTTCTTGCAAAATCGATCTGGTTTGTAACTTCATTGAAATATTCCTATTGTGTATTTAACTCATTTTAAACAATAATAACATTGTACTGAAAAATGTGCGATCGCACAAGAGCTGGATAAATAACTCAGTAGAAACACTGAGTCTACACTAACACACAGGAAACACAATGAATTTTTTATCAGATCGAATGTTAGCTATTATGGAACGTCTATCCAAAATGTTCCCTGGATCTAGCTATCAAAGCCGCTTAGACGCATATCTAAGCACCAAAGGCATTACCGATGCCGCACAGTTGGAAACTTATATCCGACAATTCAATTCTCAAAAGGAAAGATATCTATGAAAAACTTTTTAAACACACTATACAACATTGGTCTAAGCATTGGACAGGCAAGAGCTGCTGCCGCTATGGCCCGTGCAGGCATGCACAAAGAAGCTCAAAAAATGATGGCGGGCTAATCATGGAATTAGCAGCAATTCAAATTATATTATTTGGGGTAATAATTTTTGTGTACATGGCAGAGGAGTTTAATAAATGAATTTTATAGAAACTCTTATAATGTTGCTACGTTGGAAGCAACAAGGGTGGGAAGTACATCCTATCGTCGACTCTGAGTTTCAGGGTTGGATTTAACCCTTAATAAATATTGGCATGAACTTAGTGTATATTCACGGTGCCAATGCCACCAGCGAAAGTTTTAACTATATCAAGAGTAAACTAGGTATAGGTATAGACCTTAACTATGACAGTCGCAATGGGTTTGAAAATAATCTAAAAGACATGCAGTTGACATTACAAGACCATAAGGACCTAGTGTTTATTGCACACAGTCTGGGTGGTATCTACAGCCTACATTTGGCCAACTCGATGCCCGGTGCTGTTAAGGGTGCTGTTACCCTAAGCACACCCTATGGTGGCGCAGAAGTAGCGGACTATGCTCAATATTTCTTGCCATTTAGCAGACTGATGCGTGATATTGGGCCCAGTTCATGGGTTATGAAGCAGGCTAAACGTATCAAGATTCAGCATCCGTGGACCAACATAGTCACAGTCAAAGGGCAAAGTCCTTTTATGCATGAACCCAATGATGGTGTAGTGACTATTGCCAGTCAAAAACATCATGATGATATGGAATTAGTAGAAGTAGATTATAACCACTATGAGGTTGTGCTCAGTGACGTAGTGGTTAAACTTATCAAGGAACGAGTAAACAAGTTCAAGAAATAAGTTGCTTTTAGATCATAGAGCATATATAATAGTACATAGAGAAAAAGAAGTATCTATGTTAACAGACATTACACACAGGAGATTATTATGTCAGAAATTTTTACAGCACCAAAGCTACCAGAAGTTAAATTCAACAAGAACGGTTACGAAATCCGTACAGACATATTGGGTATGGCCAAGAGTCTGGTACAAGACGACTTCCAAGCCAAGTTCCAAGGTTGGGAAATGACTGCTACTCGCGATGAGAAGACTGGTCAAATCGTTACTAAAGTAGACATGCCAACTTTTCCAGGACTTGACAAAGTTCTCGAAACAGCAGAAAAGATGTACGCATTTGTCAATGCTGGCGCTACCAAAAAATAAGCTATTGGCCGCATAGCGGTATTAAAATAAAAATAGTAAAAGAAAAGCACCTTCGGGTGCTTTTTCTTATGTGCGTAGTTTGGCCAGTCTTAAGAACTGTAGAATTTGTATGTAGGTCCACCCTATGTCAATTTCCCACCAACGGTGTTTGAATTTAGCACTGGCTCCATCTGCGTGATGATTGTTGTGTAGTTCTTCACCGCCAATCCATATGCCCCAAGGCACTAGATTACGGCTGGTGTCTTTGGTATCAGTGTTGCGATAGCCAACCCAATGTGCTAGTCCGTTGACTACACCAGCTGCCCACAGTGGTATCCATATCATTTGAATACCCCACACTACTAGTCCGATAGGGCCAAAAACAACAAGGTCTATGACCAACATGATTAGAATCCCTAAGCGGCTGTGTGGAGTATAAAGTTTACGCTCAATCCAGTCGTTGGGTGTACCTATGCCCAACTTCTCGACCATTGCGGTGTCTTTGCTGGCATCGTGATATAAAATCCAGCCTTTGAATAGCACACGCCAAATTCCGTAAATCTGTGGGCTGTGTGGATCCCCTTCTTGATCACTCTTCTGATGATGCTTGCGGTGTATGGCCACCCATTGTTTGGTTACCATGCCTGTTGTTAGCCAAAGCCAACCACGCATAAAATGTTCTACTACTGGATGAAATGTTACTGCTCTATGTGCCTGGCTTCTATGTAGGAATAGAGTAACACAGGCAATGGTAATTTGAACCATTACCAAAGTTGCGATTATTATAGTCATCTTTTACTTAGCCCGTTGACACAGAGGTTAAAGTATGTTATAATATGGTATGAAAAACAAACTTATACTCACAGACGCAGACGGTGTTTTACTAGATTGGGAATGGGCATTCTCAGTTTGGATGCAAGAACGCGGTTACACCTTAACAGCAGATAACAAGAAAAGCTATTATCTACATGATCACTACAATGAGCTAGAAGAAAAAGATTCCAAAAAAGTCATCAAGACATTTAACGAATCGGCCGCTATCGGATTCCTTCCTGCACTGCGTGATAGTGCATACTATGTCAAAAGACTGCACGAAGAACACGGCTATGAATTCCGGGTGATCACCAGTCTAAGTCTAGACAAGAATGCAGGCAGGCTGCGTGAAATGAATCTGCGTAAGTTGTTTGGCAATGCAATTGAATCAGTTATCTGTTTAGATACAGGTGCAGACAAAGACGACGCACTTGCACCTTATCGAGATAGTGGACTATGGTGGATTGAAGACAAGCCGGCCAATGCTGATGTTGGCTATCAGTTAGGACTGCGTTCTATCTTAATCGAACACGGACACAATATGCATCATCTTTGCAATTACCCTGTGGTTAAAAACTGGCGCAAACTTTACGAAATAGTTCTAGCAGAATAAAAAAGCCCCGGAAGGGGCTTTCTTGTATTAATGCTCACTTAGAAGACCATTCCCGGGCACGACTCCGATAATCCTCTGCCCAGCAGCCGGGCACACCAAGCAACGCAAGCGTTCCTAAGGTAGGTGTTTTATTGGCACCAGCTCTGTTTAGCTTCGCCGTAATACTCTCTAGCAAACCCATTGGCGATCAGAGCAGCACGTAGACTTTGTCCGTTGATTAAAAGGTCGCCGAGAACACGACCACCAAATTTATCCCATCCATAGAAAGTAGCTTGAAACTTTCCCCCGGCTGCTGCGGCCTGGTTAATTGCATTTTTAGTGAATGCCGATGCTGCTTCTCCTCGTTGAGCTTCACTAGGGCATTGGGCACGATGTCCTTTTTCTGGGGTATCAACTCCAAAGACTCTGATGGCCAACTCTGGCTTGAGCGGCTTAGGTAGAAAGGGTGCGGCGATCACAACTGTGTCGCCGTCCGTCACTCTCAAAATTTGTGCATCGTAAGTCACACCCTGTGGTGTTTTTTGTGCAAATGCTAGTACTGGTAGTGCTAACAATAGTAATAGAAACTTCTTCATTGTATATCCTTAATGTAAGTAGTTTATTTATTCTCTATCCAGAAGCCCAATCGATCTCCGCCTGGGCTTGGATACCAAGAGGTTTTAGGAGGCTGGGGTATAGGATCATCACGCCATACAGGGTATATTACGTCACTGTTGTGATTGCTAAAATCATCGTTCCAACGCAGATGCACCTCAATGATCTTGTTCCCAATGTATTCCACATTGACCCACGGTGTCAAATGCCACAATTCACCTAACTGTTTAGGAAAGCTGTATTTCTCATCAATACGCCGCCAGCGGCTGAATCTGTCTAGCCTATCAGGATCATCGCGAAATCCCTCCACTGCCAGTGTTTGTACCCCATAGTGAAAGTCCACGGAGATATGACGACCCTCGAAACATTCACTCCAAAAGTATCCATCAGGAACTAGGTCAGTGTCTTCGGGTGTCAGCCATTGTTTTCGAGCGCCACGGCTCATCATGCGTATGTTGGTTATAGGGCGAACGACATAGTATGCTGGCTTGGGTACAGCTATACCAGCAGGAGCAGCAACGTAGCCACATTTTACAGCTAGAATAAGTTTATCGTAGATCCAAAGATAATCGATTGGGCAACGTCGCCATACGTCTTTGTCGTCGATGTATTCCATGATTCTATTTGGTTTTGACGTTTATAGCTGAACCTTTGCGATTGGCATTGGGATCCTCACGACGTTTACGAGCAGCGGCTTTGGCGCGACCTTTCTTGCCTAGACTCTGTGCCTTGCTCTTAGGCAAGCATTTGGGCTTGCCTTCTTTTTCTGATCCTCTAGCACAGTCACCTCGGATCTTACCGTCAGGCCCAAATCGTACCCACTTGTCTTTGAACCACTTGCGTAGATCTTCAGTGATGAACTCATGAGCTCTCATTTCTTTTTGGATTCTTTGCCTTTGCGACACTGTACCAATTGTCCTGACGCATAAGCACTGGGCCATACCTTGACACGATTCTTGACCTTGTAGTAGCAGGCATCTTTCTTGCCTTCATCTAGTTCATTGGCCAACTTGATAGGACCGCCGCACTCCGGGCATCCTGTTTCTATCATGTCTAGTTGTTCTAAAATATCTCTAATATTCATTTATATGCTCCGTGTTATTCGTAGGTCACTGTGTCGCTGTCACCCAATCGCCACTTGGGATTGGTCTCTACCACCCACTTTTTAGTAGCCACTTTGAAGTCTGGGTGCAGCATCTCTTTGGGATTTGAGGCAGCATCAAAGAATCTGCAGCGATTGTTGGGCTGGGCAGCATACTGTCCGTTGTCTAGTTCAATGAAGTTGAAACTCTTGTGATCTTCAGGCCATTCTGAATATGTGGTGTCTATGATGTTCATGTCGGGGGCAGCATTGTCCACTGTGAATAGATAGTTTCCCTTGTGTAGCTGCCGATCCTTGGCATAGAACTCGCAGCTGAGATTGCGTAAGAATGCTTTTTGTATCACAGCAATGTCATAGCTGAAACAGTCCCAGATCTGTAGTGTATCAAGACTTAGAAACTTGTTGGGTTCTAGATTGTCTGTACGGCTCACATAGGCGTGCAAGGGCAGCTTGTCATATAAAGCACCGTAGCGTGGCAAGTAGGCTTCTATGCGGAATGCTTGACTGCGTAGGCTTTTTATTGAAACCCATATGCAGGGTTCATACTCTCCGTGTCCAGATTTGAAATCATATAGAAATTCTCTACGAACAAAACAATGTACAGGAGGAAGGTTAGCAACTAGGAAGCTCATTCACTTTCCTTTTTATCTATACAATCTAAACACGAACACTCGTTGCAGTCGCAGCCGTCAGTCATACAGCTTGATCCGCAGTGTCCGGTGCACCAACAAGGGCATTTGGGTTTTAATCTTTGATAACTTGTGTCATTGTCTTCCATTGTTGTCTCCTCAATTTATCGTTAAGGGTTGGCCACTAACAGTATTTCGTAGTTCACCGCAGTCTTACCACTGCCTGCTTCTATTACAGTATACATGTCAGTCTTTTCCGGTAGCACCATTGGGAATGGAAAGTCGTAGATGTAAGTGCTGTTGTCTACAATGGCCACATGAAGAACTATAAATGCCTTGCCAAAATAACGACCCATAAAGTTTACCACAGTGGCCGCTGTTGAGCTGGCATCACCTTTGAACAAGTATCCAGTATAACCTGCGGGCACAGTATAAACACCTGCTTGAGCTCTGCCTCTACCTGCTGACATTTTAGAAACTACAGTGCCAGTGCCTGATGTTACATGAACAGTAATATCACCCGCATTGGTATTTGCACCATTACACATTATGCTGTGAATACGCAAGAACTGTTTGGTCGACGTTATCACGGTCCTAGAGTCTGATGCGTCAAGTGTTATCACTTCTGTTTGATTGGCATAGTTGGCATCTAGTCCGTCGATGAGGATTGGCATGTTTCTGTCAGTGGCATTGTTGGTTGAACTCTTTAGATACAGAGTCTGTGCTGTTACTAGACTGCTCCAGGGATACGGTGTGCCCGCACTCCATACAGCATCGCCTGCTGATGTAGAGGGATTGTATCCTGTAATTTTTTCTGTAGTATGTCCAGTAATCAATCCCTGTGCTACCTGCAAGGTCCATAACTTGCCTTGAGCACTACCGCTAGCAGTTGCTACTCGGAGAATAGGCTCACCGTCAGCATTATACTGCATGGCATTCTCAACCCTATGGAGATGAGGATCCCTAGGATGCACGTAGGCCGAAGTGTTGGTCGGTTGTTCGTTAGGAAATAATGCCATTAATTAGAATCCGTTAGTGGCAGTATTGTAAAAGACTTTGCCAGTCCAGGTGCTGGTTTTGGCCTGACCCGAGTGTGCATAGCTGGCAAATAGTTGTCCAGGACCCGAAGGACCATTACCAAACTGTATGCGTATAGGATAGTATGTGCCTGCCACTAAACTTATGGTAGCACTAACTTCGCTGAGAGCGTGTAAGCCACCGTTCTGAACCAAGGCATTGGCTGTGGTAAATCCAGTTAGTGCTGT